CACCACGCATGCACTTCTCAAATAGTAGCCAGGCCGGATCCGGGATGGTTTTTGGTTGTTTAGTTTTTTTATCTGTAACAGGCTTACCCTTGGCATCAAATATGCCCTCCAGTGTGATCAGTTCATCTGTAATGCCGTTGTATTGTGTGACGTTAGTTGCGACTAATTGAACAAAGTCTGTGTCTGAACTAACTACTACGTGATCGTCTTGGGGGTGTAATGATATCCAACGTGCAATGATGTCATCTGCTTCGGCTGTTGCGCAACGGATCACACTGCAATTGGTTCGGTCTGACAAGTATTTAGTCAGATTGTCATAGGTCTCCCAGAACATTTTGTCCTCTTCTGCTTCGTCCTCAGTCATTTTACCACGTGCCACAGCACGGTTTTTCTTGTAGGGCTCGTAGTAGTCTTTGCGCCACGATCGACCCTCCAGTGCAAAAACCACGTGATCTGCCTGAAAACGCTTGGCTACTTTATTGGCAGCCATCATTGTAACGTGTAGCGCAAAGCCTAGTTTAGTCCAAGTGTCACTGGCTCTGTGGGCACCGTGACGTGCTCGGAAAAACATGTTGGCTGTGTCAATAAGTAGGTATTTCATTTGGACTCAATAGTTGGTTGCGTTTAATGTATTGTAACACATATTCCGCCCAATAGCAATGGGCATCTGGCCCAAAATGCCAACTATTGGGGTTAACCGTTTTGAATCCATTGCTTCTCAGCACCGAATTGTAAGTCATATCGTCGGCATATGGATGCATGTAGCTAGACCCCCACGCTTTTTGGTCTGTGATGCCATCAAAATGACTGTTGCCATTGAACATAACGTGCCGAATTTCCTGTGCTTCCAGTTCTTGATGAAATTCCCAAATTTCTTTATGGGCACGTTGCCTGCATTCTTCCCAATCTATATCAATGACAAATTGTTTGTAGCGTTGTTGTAGTGCTTCTGGAACATCGTCAATCCCCGATGCATTCACTTGAAAGTCGTGATCTTCATGCCACCACTCTTCTCGTTCCCAGGTGGTCCATTGGATAACCATAAAGCAATTGTTGACTGCATCTGGGTTGGCCTTGATCCATTCTCTTGTGGTACGCATGATGCGTGTGTTCGAACATCCAGACTGTGCATCTAGGTATAGGATAGCACGTAGCCAGTTAGCAAGCTCGCATCCAAAACTTGCACGTTCATTGTCAGGATGTGGCATACGGCCTAGGCCATAGAACAACCCATCATCCTGTGCCCAGCTGTGAGGATTTACTGCCTCGGCTGCGGCAGCATGACTATCACCGTTTACATACAGAATCATAGACTTGACGTTGTTTCATGTAATCAACCAAGGTCTGTGCCCATGCCGCATGCGCATCTTCATTGTAGTGTTGCCAGCCGGGTGTAATTTCTTCAAACTCGTGTTCCACACAGTAGTTGATGTAGCAAAGATTTTGCTGGTAAGGATGGAAAAAGCAATCGTTCCAATCCAGTTGTTCAGCTGAGTTGGCAACTTGGAACGCATTAAACGCATTAAAGAACAAGTGCGGAATGCCACGCTCTTTGAGAATCAAGTGCAAGTTGTAAATCTTATTGTGCCAATAGTAGCCCATCACACGATGCCACTCGCCTTCTTTCTGAATGTGATTCTTCCAGAACTGATAGCGACGGCGAAACTCTTCAGGGATACGTTGTCCCACATCCAACTGATTGATTTCGTGAAATGCACCTTCAAAGTACCACTGCTCACGACCATGTTCGGTCCAGCCAATCACTACCAGATCTGGCTGATTATCTTTGAGGTACTCAAGTGTTGAATTGTAGATCAAGTCATTGCTGGCACCACTTACAGACAAGTTTGTGCCTGTGCCGCCTAAGTGCCTTGATAGTTCACCAATCATACTACGGCTGCGGTCTTGCAACTCCTCACCATTCATGTTGGAGTCACCGTTAAACAGTATGTTCATTTTTTAATACTTTTAATTGTTTCTGCTTCAGCAACTCGCTTGCGCAAACTGCTGGAACTAAACGAATGATCACGCTTGTTAAATATTACCTGTACACCACGACCAGCACCTTCGTTGCGTCCAGTAAAGTTTTGGTCCTCATATTCTGTGCCCAGAATTCGAACATCCAGTGGTAAAATAAGCAACAGGTCAATCAAGTCTTGTTCAGTTTGATATACAACAACTTCATCCACATAACGGCAAGCACTAAGTTGAATTTGTCGTTCTACTATGCTTTGAATAGGATGATTTTTAGTATCGGGTCTGTCAATTGTGGGATCAGTTTGCAATCCGCAAATTAGATAATCACAATGATTCTTTGCCTCTGATAACATAGCAACATGGCCGGCATGCAACATGTCAAAGGTTGAAAATGTAATGCCAATCTTTTTACCTTGTGCTTTTAGTTCTTTGATGTGATTAAAAATCATGATACTTCACTCCTGCCATTGCCAATATCTTTGCTTTGCACCCAGATGCCCGAATTCTTGATTGCTTGTTCTTGTTCCCAAGTTTCCATAACAACATGTCTACAAACGTTCTGGAACCACTGGTCCACAATGTCTGCATCTACTTTGCCTTGATAGCCTGCCTTGATCAATCTGGCAACAAAGATATCGTTCCAGTCTAGTTCAAATGCACCTTGATGTAGATTATTAAGATCCACGTCCATGCCCAACACAGCCACATAAGGCTCGCCGGCTTCGGTAGCCAACTGCTTGGCAGTCTTATCGGGCTCCTTCTTCTTAGGAGGTGCCGATTTTTGGGGAGGTATTATTTTATCAACCTCTTTGGCGGGTTTACTAAACCAACTTTTGATGTTTTTAATCATATTCTTTTCTGATGTTATATCCAAGGTTATCAAGCCATTGTGTTAGTACATCTGCAAACTGTGCATGTCCAGATTCGCTTAAATGTCCTGTCTCTAATCTTCTCAATGGATCATGTTGTTCAGCCCACTGTTTAATATAAAAATCATGCAGTTGATACAAATTACTTTGTTGTTGACACCATTGCACCTGGTGCAATGATTCTATATATGGAAAAGAGTGTACTGGAATTTCTGTGTTCTTTGCTGCCGAAAAACAAAATAATGTTGCACCTAGTGACTCAACGGTATGAGCAAACATATACAATGATGTATAGAAATCCGTTAATTGTTTGTGTACAAACAAATCTTCAGTAATCAAACACTTTTGTTCTATAGTAGCTTGATTTAACCCTGTCAGTACATCTAGAGTTACTAGACAAGGTTTGCAATGTTCTAATTTACGCTCTCGGTCTGGAATACGACTAATCACTTGTTGGTTATCACCGTAATACCAAACTTCTAACCGTCTTACAAAACTCCAACCAACAATAACTAATGGATTAGTATACTGTTGTTTAAGCTCTGCTAATGTTTCTATTGTGCTTCTACAAATACGATCGTTATTGCTGCCGCTCTTGGCAATATTAATCACCGGCAATCTGGATTTCTTGTGCAAAAAATCTGAGTAGACCTTATGTCTATTTTTTTCAGAATAGCTGTCACCATTGATCAAGATGCAGTCAAACATTTACTTACCCCAGCCATTGCCCCAAAGATCAACGTGTAATCTTGGGCTATACCAGTAGCCACGTTTGAGTGCTTCGTCAGCAACGTTGATACGATTGCCATCGTACACACTGACAACACCACCCACGGGCATTACAAACACAGGACCTGAAAACTGTGCAAGCCTGTACTCATCAACAGCACGATCCAATTCGTCAAAGTCTTGCACCTTCTCAACCACAAACTTGAGATAAGTTATACCATATGTTTCAAGATCAAAAATAATCTCTGGCTTGATTGCCTCTTCCCACTTCTCGCCTGACACACTGAGCTTGGGACTTACACTGAATGTGATCTCACCGTGCCAGTTATTCAAATACAGTTTGAAGTCTCTTGATAATTCTTGAGTACCATTGGTCTCAAATGTGATGTGTCGTAAGCCACGCTCGTGTAGTTTATCCAACAATGCAGGATATGCACGTTGCCAACCCAGCAAGGGCTCGCCACCTGTGATAACCAAGTGTACAGGATTACCATTGGGCTGTTGCCAGTTTCCATGCGGCAACAATGCTGCCATCTTTTCCACCAGCTCATCTTCTGTGTAGGTAGGACTGAGTTCTTTGAATGCAGGATGCCATGACGCATAGCTGTCACAGCCAGTGCTCACCAGTGGCAGTTCTTCAAATGTCTTGTAGAGATGCACACTCTTGGCAACTTCATCTGCTTCTTTGCTAGACTCGCCTGGCTTGCAACCAAACCCTGAACAGGTGAAGTTACACCCAAACATACGAAGAAACACGCTGGGCACACCAACATAGCGACCTTCACCTTGTGCTGAATAAAATAGTTCTGATACTTTAAATTTCATAATTTTCTTGCTTTAACTAGTAGATGCCAACCCAAATATTCTTTAACAGCTTGACGATGCGATTCTGTCATGGCTTCAAACCACGGTTCCAATTCATAACGCCCTGCCTTGTACGAATCTACATTATACATGAAACAGTGGTCCTGACGCAACCTCTCAATGTACCATCCATTGTCTCTGTTCATCAATTGGTGAATTTCATCTTTGCTGAATGCCTGTGCGTATGGACAACCTGCTTGTGCTTCAAATTGGTCTAGACCCTTTTGGATCATAGCATACTTCCAGGAGTTTTTGGCATACACCATAAATCGGAATTCACCACCATATTTGACCACTTCATGTACATTGGCAATAATCTTGTCAATGCCCGGGAAGTGATGTATCACACCGTAACTGTAAACAAGATCAAACTCACCTAGTTTGGCAAGTGCTACTCCATCAGTTGCATCTACATTGTAGAACTCGCCTTCAAGGCCTAGTGTTTCGAATCGTTGCTTGCTTAATGCAATACTTTGATCGCTCAAGTCGATACCCACATACTCAGCACCATGCTTGGCAAATTCTTCTGCATCTGATCCAATGCCGCAACCGATTTCCAACACACGTTTGCCAGCCCACAAGTGAAACCCTGCAAATTCAGCAATGTGCGGCTCTACACGATAGCGTCGCTCGCTTACTTCACGAAAAAACTCGGGTGTGCCAAGATCACTTTGTCCATGTTTAATATTACACGGTTGTGTGTTCCAGTAGCGTTTAATACGTTCTTCAAGACTTAATTGTTGCATTGTTTTTTTCTGCTTCCTGTTGACGTGCCTTTTCAGCAAAGTGGCTGTGAGGATTTTTAAACTGCACCATTTGTTTGTTAACATCGTTTAACGCTAACTTTTCCCAGGGATCTTGTGTACCACGGAAGATGTTGGCAAAGAAACTCATGTCTTGACCACATTCAGTTTCGAGATACTGTGCTATTTTTGCACAGTCAGTATGACGAACGTCCATTTGCTGTACGCTGTGAAAGTCTCGTGGATCTCGAGGATTGCCTTCTAACATGGGACGATTCTGGAATGTTTCGTCTCCATTGTTGCCTGTAAGGTCATGGCGATCATGCAACACATCAACTGGAATACGTTCCCAGATGTCCAGCATGTAAGCCTGCTGACTTAACCATGCATCAGAGATTTGATGCGGGCTTAGGTATCCCAACAAGTCCAACCACTTGCGTGGCACAATAGGAAATATACTGTAAGGATGATCATTGTGTGTATGAAAGGCCAACAGCTTGAACTCACCATCGTGAGTCATAATTTCTTGATCCCACCCACCTGTTTCCATCACAGCATCATCGTTCCAGAATACCAACCAACGTGCATCACTCTTGCGAGCAAGTTCATTCACATATTCATTGAGACGAATGTATCCCAGGGGATTGAACGTCATTGCTGTGTAGTTTACCTTGTGTTCGTCCAGCCAAGGCTGTAGTTCATCAACAAAACATTGTGTGCCCACATCATCGTCGTTGTCAAACCCAAACATGATTTGAATGCGACTTGGGTCAGCCGCTAGTTCAATCACGCTTTTTACACTGCGTTCTAGTGAGTCTGATCGCCCACGAGTGGGCAACAAGATTGCAATATCAAATTCAGGTGTTGTCATTCAAATAAATCCTCATTCCATTCTCTATGGCCTTCTCTAAACGCCATGTTTGCTTGTGTTTCACGTACTTCCACTCGGTAGCACCACAGGCGTTGTGCTTCACCCTCGCCCCAAAAGTCTGGAATGTAAACACCGTTCACATACTTGTACAGCATGTCAGCAAGTGATTCACATCCTACTCTGGGCAAGATTGTAAGTTTAGCCAGTTTACGACGTTCCATTTCTTTGTAGAACTCTAATTCAGGATCATCTGCACTGACCAGGGTTGTGTGATCAAATTGATCTTCTAAAATTTTCTTGAGTTCTTTCAATCCGCCATAGTCAGCGGCCCAGTTGCGAACATCAAGGTCGTTTGTACCAAAGTAAAACTTCATTGAGAAACTGTAACCATGATTCAAGTTACAATGACTGTCAGCCCTCCATTGGCGATAAGCACAAGGAAATGCGTCAATGTACTCTTTGGTACTGGTAAACTTGTATTGAACAGGTCCGCGATATGGAAGATTTTGTTCCATGTGTTTAATTAGATCCTGAGTTGATGATAGTGCCATTATTATTCTCCTATGTTAAATTTTAGCATAGGCTTGCAGAATTTATATAGCGGGATGAATGCTCTAAAGGCCGCTGAGATCATTACTTATGCTGGCTTTGTGTAACCACTAGCTTTATAGTTGGCCTGTCCGTGGATCACGCCTCGAACACCGCCAATGGGATTGGCACAATCTCCTACCCGTCGTGGAATCAAGTGTATGTGTGGATACATCACAGTTTGACCTGCTGCCTCGCCGCAGTTGATACCCACGTTGTAGGCTTCCCACTCGCCGGTTACCACTTTGTGATGACCAAAACGGAAAGCATACTTCAAGGCTTCTTCGATAATTTCATTCTTGTTCCACCGTGGCACAAACAACAAATGTCCCTTGGCCACTGGGTAAGCATCACGGAACACAGCCACATGATAGTCTGAATGCTCTGTGGCCTCATCTGACCATGGTGCGGCACCTGCTGCCGCTGCCTCTTCTAGTGTTTCATATCTCATCTTGGGGCAAACTCCTGTTGTAATTTAATGTTGTCAAAAAACTCTTTCTTCACCGACGGATCAGTCTTAAATGCACCTTTGAGTACTGTGGTCTGTGTGAGACTAGAGTGTGCCATGATGCCGCGATTCTCACAGCAACCATGTGTGGCCTGAATGTACACTGCTACGTTTTCGGAGTCAGTAGCTTTACTAATCTCACGGGCAATGTCGTTACAAAGTTCCTCCTGGAGAGTTCCTCGTCTGGCGCACCATTGAGCAATTCGGGTATACTTACTAAGACCAATAAGTGTATTGGCAGCAATAATGCCAATATAAGCAACGCCAGCCACAGGTTGGTGATGATGGCTACACATAGAGCGCAACTCACTACGTACAACAAGCATACCCTCATAACGATCCGCCGAATCATTTGGAAACGCTGTGGCGTCAGGTCCTGGTTCATATCTACCCTCCATAATTTCATTGAAGTACATTTTAGCAAGTCGTCTTGCTGTGCCATGCGAGTTTGGATCTGTTTCTCGATCAATTAGCAAGCGGTCAAGCACCAGTTCAAACGCTTCAGTTGCTTCATCTATAAGGGTATGTTTCATCTCTTCTGACACATAATCACTAATGTTGTCGCCTGCCCAAAAACGTTTGTTATCACGTTTCATCTTGGTACGAATGGCATCTGCTAGATACCCTTCTTCGTAGCCCTTGTCGCTCATGTCCTTGCTGGCTTTTTCAATTGGGGACTGATGTTTGTCAGGTACGAATGTGTTTTTTGAATCCGAATGGATAACGGGATGCGGGATAAAGTCTTTTGTCAATTTAGTTCTCCGAGTTAATGACGTGGATGTCTTTGTGCTATTGTAATGTATTTAGATCGTTGTGTCAAGGTATAATTTTAATTTTACGTAGATCTGGATAATCTACTGGTATTGGACTTGGCCGATTTACCTTGACTCCTTCTAACAAGGCAAGTCCTTGAATGGCTTCTTCAATTGTGGGTTTGTAGTGATAGCCAACTCGAAATACCTGTTGTGATTCCCATGGTTTGATGGTCAAGTCTCTGCCGTCATAACGTTGAGCCAGCATGGTATCGTAGGCTTCAACATCATCAAGAAGGATAGCACCACCACGACCAATGTGTAATGGTTTGCCATGCCCAAAACTCAAGCAGGTCAATGTGTCTGGGCGATACATATCTTGTTCGAGTCGGCGAGCACTATCCCAAATACGTGTTTCAAGTATGGGATATTCACCAACCCATCGTTGCCAGGCATGATCAAGATATTCATACTCAATGCCTAACTTGTGCATGGTCATTGGTATACTCAAGTATGTGTAAGGTTGCATCTTACAATGTTTGACCTGATCATATCGTAGGCACATTTCGATTGCATGGGTACAGCAATCGGTCATGATTGCATACGGAGCACCTGTAAACTCCGCTAGTGCTCGTTCAAACTGTAGTATTTTATCGAACATACCAAGCCCAGGCATGAGTGATCATATCGTCTAGCGTGTACTTTTGCCAGTCTTTGTACACTTGCCCAAACTTGTCTGCACTAGCAGTTAACACAGCAGGATCTCCTTCACGCTTGTTGCCAACTACTACTTTTAACTGGCGTCCTGTAATACGTGTGGCTGCCTTGATAATTTCTGCATTGCTGGTACCTTGATTGGTTCCAAGATTGTACACACCAGGGGCAAGATTATCGTACAACGCACTCACGTGCGCATCGGCAATGTCTTGTACGTGAACGTAATCACGTACACAAGTACCATCTTCGGTGGCATAGTCGGTACCATACAATGTAAATGGTGTGTCGTCTCGCAAACTCTCTAGCACTCGGGCAATGATATGTGTGGCACCTGGCTCTTGTCCATGTCGAGCTTGCATGTCTGCACCACACGCATTGAAGTATCGGAATGCCACGTAGTCTAAGTTGTATGCCTTATGATAACTTTCCAACATCATCTCTACCATGAGCTTGCTTTCGCCGTAAGGACTAACAGGCTCGGTGGGATCAACTTCGTGACAAGGAGGCATAATTGGTTCACCGTACACAGCCGCTGAGGAACTGAAAATAAATCTAACTTTAGGCAAGGCCTGCACAATAAAGTTCAGCAAGTTCATGGTCTTGGCCACGTTGTTGCCGTAGTAGTCCGAAGGCTTCTTGATACTGGGACCAACCAAGCTGGTGCCTGCACAATGTATAATGGCATCGGGCTGGGTTTCTAACAATTTCTTGTAGGCAATGTCGCTGTCAAAGTCGGCTTGAAGAAAATTATCAAGTTGTCCTACTTGATGTTTTTGCAAAGGTCTACGGTCAATACCTATAACAGTATGTCCCGCACCTTTTAACTGCAAGGCAATTTGTCCGCCAATGTAGCCGGCGACGCCTGTGACTATTACATTCATGTTTCAATCTTTACAACTTGATATTTTTCATGCGCAACATGATCACGATAGCGATTGCCTGCACGATTCCACTGCTCGCCTTGACCTTGCATGATATCAATCACACGGTCAATAGTGCCGTTGTTCCAGTCCGAGATAAGTCCCATGTTGTGATGTGGCTTGTGCAACATGTTTTGCATTTTGTGATAAGCATCATCAATTGACCAAGGCACATACAAGCGTTCTGGGTCGTTGGCAAAAGTCTCTGGGAAACTGCGATATGCAGGATACACAACATTTGCACCCAATGTATCTGCTTCGGATACTGTATTACTTACCCAATCTTGCAAGGCACAGTTGAACAGCACTCTGGTGTCGTTTAATAACGCATAGTAATCGTTCTTGCTGAGGTTCTCATAGATCTTGAGCTTGCCTTGTGCTTCCATTTGTCTAGCACGAGTAATAAACTCTGGATTGTTGCTACGCAACGGACCACCTTGGAAGATAGCAAACTCACATGGTTGGTTGGTCAACTGCCCATACATCTCAATCAAGTCCATGAAGAAACCTGGCTGCTTCTCTTGATCAAAACGTGCGGCAAATCCCACACGACGTGGACGCTGATCAAACGGACGAATGTTTTCTGCACCGCCGATGCGCCCTAGTACTTCTTCCTTGCCAAATGCTAGGCCACTAATATTGTATATAGGAGCACGCCATCCAGCAATGCGCATATGAGCAACCATCTCTTCGTTCGTTGCGAGAACTCCATCCACGAACTCATTAACCATCTGTTCGTAGAGTCCCATCCATTTTGCCATACCCCATACGTGTACGAAGTCATCAGGATCAATGGACTGAGCAAGACAGCGCACATACACGCGAGGACGTTGATCAGCAGGAACCTGATTAAGGATGTAGGGTAAACTTTCAATACCGGGTTGAAACATGTCTTCAAAGTAGATAACATCCGCACTAGTAACCTCTCCATTCTTCATCATTTGAACCAAGTTCATCATTTGGCTCATACTAAAATAACTGCGTCCATGTGCGTCTAGCACCTGTCCTACTGAAATAGCTTGGCTATTGTCAATAGTGGTTCCAGGAACATACACAACGTCAAGACCTCTGCGGTCAAACACTCGCCGGTTCCATTCTGTGAGCTGTAATGTGTATCGGGCTTCATAGCTCTCTAAGCCCATGTAAAACAGCTTTCTCATGCTGGACGATATCCAGCAAAGCGTCGAGCATCTTCCCACCACATGTTCTTGGCATTCTTGCCCAACATGTATTTGTTGAACTGTTGGAATGCATAACTTTTAAAGTTATATAAGTCCGCTTCGTTATAGCGGTAGCCATAGTCCTGGCAGAATTCGTAGAGTTTCTCAAGATCTTCAAAGATCTCACGAACGCGAGGATTGGATTTGAATTGTGGCTTGGCCATTTTATTTTCCTTAAATTTAAGATAATTTACAACGTTATGATACTGACTGTTTACTTGATTCAACTGTTGAAACGTGTTCAATGTAGTCTTTGTAACTCTTGTTTTTATGATTATGCAGTCTTTTGTAATATAAGTCTATCACTGTTTTTGCCGATCTGAAGGGAAACAATGACGGAATTAATCCATGCACAATAGACAAAATTCCGGCCCATATCATTGTAAAGCCTGCTGACACTGCCCATCGACAATGACTACTATATGATTCTTGACTATCCTGTAGGTGTTTAAACATTAGTGTTCCTCGGTGTTTCGAAAATATTTTCGTATCATATCTTGATTAATTTTAATACCTGAAATAAACTCAAGTTTGTTTAAATTGGCTGCTTTAGAAATATGTACTAACTCACTGCCAAACATCAAATTCAATTGCTGGTTAACAACATCCTGTAAATGTTGTAGATCATCGTTGTTCCATAACACAAGATACAATGATTGTTGTGGTTCATCCACTATGATGTCACCATCAAACCCAATCAACTTGCTTATGTTAGAAATTTTTGCTAAATCAATTTTTACATCATTGATTCGATACTGATTTGATTTTCCTAGATGTTGATAACAATTATGATCGATTTTTTTAAACTTATCGTCCATGACATGATCAATCCATCCGTTTTTTGTTTGTACCCGTGTGCCATCTGGCAGCAAAGTCAATGTAAAATAATCGTCTAGTGTGTAAAAAATTGTTGGATCAAACTCTTCGGCATTGCTGTCTGTTAATGAATTTATCATTACTGGTCCGCTAGTCTCAGTACAACCAAAAATACTTACAATTTTAATGTTGCGACCTTTGATTAAATTTTTGTACTGAGGTTTAATATAAGACAATGTATAAACAGTAAGATCCGTAAAACTCATGTTGAATTTAACTACTGAATTTAAGAAGTTATCCATCATAAAAGTATAAGGAAACAAAATATGATTTATGTCAAGATATTCAGTCCACGAGAGTTGATTTTTGATGTATTTTTCAATTTCTTCAAGATTTGATGAATCAATCCACGGAGCGCAAAAATGAAAATCTGATTTTAACAGCGCCGGCAAATAAAAAACAGGCATGGTACTACCATGATACAAATTTTTAATATGAACGACACGACCATTAAAATTTAAAACTTCAGCATTTCGTTGAGATATATCTAAAATATACTGATAGTTGTGTGTGATTTTTTTTGACACTCCGGTGCTACCTGATGTAGCCGACGACAACATTTGTGTTTTAGACCAATCAAAATTAAGATCTATTGATGATATATCGTTGGTGTTTGTATTTTCGTCTGAACTTTTGATTTTTGGTAGCAGCCTAGAGTCAATTCGATGTTGTGAATTATTATTCCAGTAGCTCATGTCATCACACATATTATCCAACGTGTCATCATACACTAATATATCCAATGGCATAAAATCTTTGTGCGATGAGCTATCATCAAACTTAGACTCTAACACTACAAAATTGGCACCAATTCCTATAGCGGCATACAACATACAAATGTATTCAAAATTAAGTTCGTGCAACAAACCAATGGAGGGATTGGTTTTTTGCAGGTTCAACGAACGATATATGTTAATCCACTTAGTGATTCCTTTTTCTAAATGATGGTGTCTGTATATAAAGGGACCATTACCATCATCATCTATTGATGCTTGAAAAAATCGAGCATTGCTGTTAACAAGGTCGCTCAGATTTGATATTTGTGCAGTCATAGAATTTAGTTATTGATTTCATACTTAATAAGAGCTCCGTTTTCACCATCTTCGGAGACCTCAATCCAGACAGCTCTGTCTGGATATCGATTTGCAATTTGAATGTACAGGTCATCTGACATCATTTCGCAAGATTTGTAGTCGAGTTGGAGTGCTCCATCGCGGTAGAGATTCTCGAGCCATCGCTTGAACTGAATGAATTCGATATCTCGATCATTGTGTAATACGTCGATCCAGACTCGAAAATGGAATATATGACGATGAGGCACGCCAAGAAAACTAACATCGTATTCATCACCGGTTGCCAGAGCAGGATCACTAGCGGCAGCAGGGTACTTGTGGATGCCTTCTTTGCGGAAGGTGACCCAGATTTTTCTATCTGCATATTGTTTAATTCTGTCAATTTTTTCTCGTTGCTCTTGATTCATGTGTTACCTTTGGTTAGAACATAGTGTATAATACTACAAATAATCATGTTTGTCTATGGGTGTATATGTCCGAAAACACTGTGTGACTGTCCAGATGTCTGCGTTGATCAAGTTCTGCCAATCGATCAAACAGATTATGATAGCCGTTGTCTGACACAGGCACATCCAAACAATCCAGTACAAACTGTAGTTCCTGGTCGAATCTAGTGCCTGTTGGTGATCTTTGAGCAATGATTTCTTTGACCTCTGCAATGTAGGATGCAGGTAATGCCCTGGCATCACACCAGATAAACTGATGTCCATTGTTGATATAGGCAAGATTCAAGTGATCATAATCACGTGCATGACCATTGTCAAATAAGAAATCAACATAGTCCCATATGGTCTTGGCATTGAGTGCAGAGAACACCATGTTAAATTTGACCTTGTGTGTGGCGGGGATTGCGGCTTTGAGTATGTTTAAGTTTTCAGCAAACACTGTCCAATCACCAGGATAGCGAATGTAGTTGTATCTGTCGCCCATGTCCTCAGCACTGATCAACCAATCCACGTTGGGAAACTTGGTCAGTAGCTCAAAGATTCTGTTACCACGGATCATGCTGAGATTGGTATTCACAACAAGATGGCAGTGCGGATTGATCTCCAACAGCTTTTCCAGGATCACTTGGTTCTCTTTGATCAACAGTGGTTCGCCTCCGGCCATGTAAATCTTGCGCAAGTCTACAGCATTGTCCACAAAGTATTGTGTGACATCGGCAATGGCGCTTTCGTCAATCTTAACAAACTGTTTTAGCTCACTAGCCCAGGTTGAACTTAGATCAGGGCCGCAGTACACGCATCCATAGTTACAGGTATTTCTGAATCTCAAGTCAGCATACTGTAGTTTAAAGTTTTCAGGCCGATCAAAAAATGCTTTGTCTGGTTGCCATGTATCAAACTCAACCAGTTGATTGTCTCGGTGATACTTGCGACCTTCATCAACGTTGTTTCCGGGTGCATAACAAACCTTACAGCCTTGAGCACGTTGGCCTGCCAACATCTCTTGCTTGATTTGAATATTCTTGCTACCGTCCACAATATTTTGTAGTTTGGTCTCGTGTAAATTACCAAGATTGTTATGAGCAATACAACAACTGTCTACCCTGCCGTCGGTTTCTACATAGATACTGCCCCACGGCAATGGACAAAATGCATCATTGTTCCAGTATTGTGTATCACTCATGTATGTTATTCAAACGTAATATGTTTGTTAGATGTAGCCATAGACATAGCCTCTATCCGTTTTACTGCACTATCTGACACTCTGAATTGGTACGAGCGAGATCCTTTGACTGTGCGTTCAAAATACCCATATGATCCACCAGAGATGTAGTTGCCACGATCACCGTCAATAATTTTTTGTCTAGCGATTTCGTAAGACTCTTCAAATTTTTCTTGTATGTAAGGCGAAGAAAAATCATAAACCTCTGAAGAAATAATCTTCTGATCTTTGGTCTTGACTCTAAGTTGCTGTTGAAGTTTTTCACAAATAACAGACTCGCGGTAGGATTTTTGAATGATATCTTCTGGAAGCATCGTGCCAACACTTTGTGCAGACGTGGAATCTATATCTCTTGACTTAACTTCGAGTCCAACTGAGGGTAGATCTGGTCCAGATTGATTTGATATTGGAAACCCTTGAGCACGAAGACGGTTTTCAATATTTCTGCCAGCGGCACCATGAGTTTTTGGAGGCACTGACTCGCCCACAAGATTCGCTTTGATTTTAGTGACTTTTACTTTCATAGTACAGTATCCTTTGTATATTTAGACCAATCTGTAAACACCGAACGTTTTTGTAATGTGTGCAGACTATGACACCATACACCAGGATTGGTTGCCGCAAAGTCCTTGTCATCTATTTTGACAGTGGCATTGTACCCTAGTTGTCGTATGTAAGGTATCTTGACAGAGATCATGGGAATAAAATTATTGTGCTCACACAGGCCAGATTCTAACAGACCTTCCACTTGCGAAACATCAATGTCCAATGTACATTGATATCCTTGATCCAAACATTGTTGAATCATGTTTTCCCAAGGTGTCCAAAACACACTATCGTTGGTGCGTATGCTAGACGGAAAGCTCATGTTAGCACCAAAGTAAATGTGCTCACAGTCAGCCAGTTGATCTTGTATATCTGTTGCGGATTGTAATCCTACTACAAACAATGTTTTCTTGCCGAATGCAGGAGTGTGTTCTACTTCTGTTCCAGTAAAGAACTTGACGTTGTTGTGACCTTGTCTATTCATTGCTGTTCCTGTTCCAATTGATCTAACGCTGAGGTATCTAATTGTACACTATCATCGGATTTGGTGTCAACTTCTGGTTCATCAAACGAGAATAATGCGTTGAACTGTGTTCGGGCATTCACCGCTTTCTTTCCTTTGAATCCACGGCCGCCTATAATTTCAGTCCAGTATCCAGTATCGCCACCGTACTTTTCAATTTCGGCTAGGCTGTTTTCTTTAGTTGAAGCTGAAAAGATGCGATCAATAATGTCCTCAAACTTGTCATAATCACCTTTGCTATATTGCATCATAGCAGGACGTGATCCTGCATCAAATCGTCGATTGGCTTCCTGTACCGCGGTCAAGTGCATCCAAACATTATGTCCCATGAGCAAAGCATAGCTAAAACTATCCCAGGATGTTTTGCCTTCTTTGCCAATCTTGTTTAGGTCCCCTGGTTTGTAGATGCAGATGTCTTTCATCTTGAACAAGTTGCTTAGTGGACTATCTTCCCAACGCGGATACACCCCGTCGGCTACTACTCCGTCACTCCACTTGCGTGTGTCTGTGGCATATTTTTTGTCGTCGGCTGAAGGAGCCATGCGATACGACCACTTTTGGTTGTGCTCGAAGACATTTTCAAAATACACCTGTCCGTTGGCTGTTGCAAGGAACGGACTGGCGCAGTCAAACGAGATAGTGAATTGCGGGTTGACATATTTTCTTACAGCTCTCTGAATTACAGTTAATAAAACGGCCCACTCCAACTTGGAGGTTCCCAAGAAGTGCATCCAATCATGTTTGCCCTCTTGTAGTAGATTGTCGTAGCGCAATGTCACTAAACGTTTGAGGATCAAGTGTACATCGCACATGTTTTGTCCACCCATGCCCCACCCATCAAAATGTCGATCTGGGTACACAGCAGGGTCGCAGAAGTGTTTCATTTGCTGATACCATTCTTCTGCTGATGTATGGTTATCGCCTTGTAGCACATTTAAGAAACGTGCGCCACCTTGATCTTTGCCCTTACGGTGTTTGATAAAGTATTCATTGTTGAACTTGGTGGCCGCAACTGCTTCGTCTAGTGTTTTGATTTGACACGCATCACTAGCTTTCTTATCGTGGATAACCCAGGTGGGAATATCCAGCCCCATACCATAGTTGCTGATAGTGTCCAACCAAGTAAGCACAGACTCACGTTTCTTTTGTGCTTTGGCACAACCTGAGTTGGCTTTCCAGTCGCCTTCCCACAAGCCTTTGGCAATCTGGAATCCACCCGAGTCTCCTAGCATGATAGTGTTGGGATCACGATTACGAACCATGTCCTCCGACCAGTCCGTCTTGGTCAAGTCCAAGTTGGCATGACCACCAGAATACAGCGACCATTTGTAAGGGAACAAGCCTTTAGAACTGTTGAGCCAGTTCATTTGTTCCATGTCAGTTAGTCCCTGTGGCAATCTAGCAGGATCTACATATGGTCCATTTACGGGATCACGTTGCTTGCCCACAAACGTGGCGTAGAAGCCCGAGATTGCCGGAAGGAACACAGCATAGTCATTCTGCTTGGCAGTTAAGTTGTCTTGAACTACAGGCTCGGTCATTACTTGCTTTGTGCCGGTAAGAGATAGTTGTAAACAGCAACACCGGAGTCTACTGTGATTTGTGCAACGCCATCATCGCTGATGCGAATTGTTTTGTCACCAACCAAGTCCATGATGCTGGCAAACTGTTTGGCTGGATAACTCCAAGCACGTTTCAATTGACCTGTGATGTCTGATTGAAACACAAAGTTGCCGGCGTGTGTAGAGTGATCACCAAAGTAAAACTTCAAGTCTGTGCCATCAGTTTTGACTTGAAAGTTTGGCTCTTCTGCGTTGGCACTCATTTGCATTTTCAGTCGCATGATGCTGGCAACTGCAGGCTCAAACTCAATGTGCCAAGGCACAGATTTCATTCTAGCAGTTTTCAATTTCTCACTAACAACACCCGATGTCATGAATCGATAGTTGTTTTTAAAGTCGCCTGTTTTGTTCACAAAGTCAATGCCATCCGGCTCTGTGGGTGTTTTGCGTGTGATAGTAAGTTTGGCATCCTCTTTATACTCTTGCAAGTTAAGCAAGGTTTTGAGTTTGCTCAAGTTGGGCATACCAAATGTACCAACAAAGTCTGGCACGGGATTTTTATATTCGCCTTTGACGATCACGCTCAAATCTTCTGCCAAGCCCTCAATTTGCGTAGTGTTCTCATCGCCTACAATCTTGATCAGGTCAATGCAACCAAGATCATATGTGTGTTGTACCAAGTCTAATAGACAGTCTCTCATAAGTTTCTCCTAAGTGTTTAAGTATACAGGGTTTATTTAGATCGCGCAACTATTTTGGCTAAAGTTTGTCCGCCTCTCAGCGAACTAATTTGGCCAGGACGTTGCAGTTCCAACCATGATAAATCACCAAGACCTGTGTGTTGATATAAGATATCAAACCCTGCTGATTCGGCTGCCTGACAGATTGCTCGTCCAGGTGTGTAGCACATGAATTTTTGTTCAACTAATTGTACGCTGTGCGCACGATCACAATCGTTGATGGTCATGATAACCACGCCACCAGGACGTAGTTTTTGATACAGCTCCGTAAGGTAGCGTGTAATTAGTTCAATAGGACGGAAGTTAAAATAGTTATAGGCAAAGATCAATCCAAACTGGTTATTAGGCAACGCGGCCAGTATGTGTTCATCTGTTTCGTTGATCACGTAAGGTCGCAGTCTTGCCCGGTATGTGTCATTGAACTCGCTTAGTGCAGGATCCATTAGATCTCGGTGTTGATCCACAATATACAAAGGATCCAATGGCACAAGTTCTTGTATGAATGTTTCACAGCTAGGCCTGATGATCATACCAGGCACACGCCAGTCAGTATAACTGCGTAGACGGGTGCGCAGGATCAGATTGCTTTCTTCGTCGATTGCTAGCTTTCTATTCAGCAGGTACTCGTTGCTTTCCCAGCACATTTCATCTTGATAGAATCGTGTGCTTTCTTTGTAGTAGGCAATTTCTTGCTTTTTGATCTGTAGATCAAGATCGCTTTTGAGTCCAGAGAACACTTTGTCAAATTGATCAAACGAATCCTTTACAGCAGAGAATCGTTTTTCAATACGATGTTTGTAAAATCCAATGTCTGACTCGTTGCTAGCAACCACATGATTTATAGCAGACAGCTCGTGTTCTGCCTGACCACGTATGGCGGTAAGACTCATACTTTCGAGTTGATTACGATAGGCAATAATGCTACTGAGTTTCATTCAAATGCAAATAAACTTGTAAATGTGTTTTCTGTGTTGGTAGCACTTGCTAAAGCCCATTCCAACACACCCAGCAAGTTGTCAACCTTTTGGTCCACAACAGTTGCTTCCATTAGTCCGTCATCAAACGGTAATTCCTTAAACCAATCTGGTAGGCGTTGTTCATCAGTGGGATAGCCGATGCTGGTCCAGCCAAGTGCATTTGACTTGAGCTTGCACACAATAGTTTTCATACCATCCACAATCTGCATTGAGTAGTTGTCACCATTCATCCTACGCATTTGATTCCAGTTCATTGCGGCCCTAACATGCCCGGGCATGTTGGCTTTGCCAAGGCGAGCTTCTTCTGCCGCATACTTGGTCAAGTTATTCACACGCTTGGGCGAACCTTTTTCCCAACCTGGACGTTCCATAAACTCGTACTTGAATTCACGAATGCGTTCAATGATTGCTTCACGTGTGGCACCATGCAATGTACTATTTAGAATTTCCAACAAGAAGTCTTGAATAACCTTGGGTGTATCACTGCGCTTCAAGTCCAGCCCCATGGCCTTGGTCTTGCCTTTTTTGCCTTCTACATCCAGTCTTTTGCCTTCTAAGTCAATGATGTTTACAGCATAGCGTTTCTTTGTGATAAACAATCCGCGATCCGCGACCAGTTCACGGCCTGCCGCAATCAACGCACCCATCTCTCTTGGACAATGAAATGCCTGTTCCATAAAGCCTGGGAAGCTAGCATTAACTTGTTCAGCAATAGAGTCATATAATGCAATGGCAGTTTCCTTTGACCACTCCATGCGACCTTCTTCCACTTCCTTCTTTAGCACTGGCCAAGCAGTAAAGTAGCAGGAGTCTGTATCACCATAAATGATAGCTTCGCCTGTGTGATCATAGATGCCTGTGATGCATTCGTTAATGTGTGCATCCATGTGCCGGGCAATGGCACGACCAGTTAGCGTGGTACTCTGTCCAATCCTGTGATCAAAGAATCTGCAACCTGAATTCAAAATAGCACCATACAAACTGTTCAAATTAATTTTCTTGACCAGTTGTCGCTTGTCCCAGAATGCTTCTTCTTTTTTGTCCTTGGCTGTTTTCTTCTTGGCCTGCAGTTCTTTACGTTCTGAGTACCAACGTTCCAGCAAGCCCGGAATGATACCCTTCTTCTCATATGTAAGGATGGTACCATTTGCACTCATGATCCAGGGCTGATTGCTATCAAACATGATAGTCCAAATCTCTGCTGCCGAGTGTGTGCTTTCTGTGCCATCTTGCCAGTCAATGGTGATCTCTGTGCCACGTTGTTGTTCCATTACCGCAGTGTATTCTAAACTGCCAAACAAGCCCTCCCATGCAGCCGCAAAACTTGCACCCTTGGCAATCTTTTCTTTAATGT